AGCATATCAACTTGAAGATGGAACTATTAGATTAGAGCAATTTTATTCTAATGGTCAAGTACAACAAGTAAGTTATTATTGGGGTAAAGTTGGTATTGGAACTTGGTTTAAATACGATGAACAAGGTAATCTTATTGCTAAGGCAGAGATGAAAAACGGAAGACCCGTTAGAATCTTCCGTTATGAAAATGGTATTGTTACTATTATTGATCGAAATAAAAGATCAATTACTCAAATGAAGGATTAATACTTAATTGTTAAATCATCTTCTCTAGATTGAGTTTTATAACTTAACTTTCTAGAATCCCAAGAAATAATAGGATTAGATTTTTGTACAAGGGGAGGGTTTAAAAAGTTTAAATATTCTTTTTCTAATTGTTGTTTAGCTTCTAATGATAAGCTAGTATAATTAGGATGGATTTCATCAAAATCTTTTCCTTCTTTCCAACCTTCAAATAGTAAACTACGATCAACATCTCCAATATTAAAAGATTCGGGTTGGAATATTTCTTCTTCTAATCCATCAGCAAGAGTTGAGTCCCAGTCTTTTAATTCATCTTCGGTATATATATCAGAACCTCCATCATCATCAGGTATAATTACTTCTTCACCATAGATGTTTTCTCTAGTTTTAGGGCGTAGTTTTTCAAAAGCAAAGTTAGCTGCTATTACTAGAGCAATTGCTAAGGGGTCAAATACGAATATAATAGTTAAAAGTAAATAATTGATAATTTTATCCATTGGGATCCCCGTTAAACCTGAAAGGTATTTAAGGGGGCCTAATTCGCCTGCTAATTCACTATTAGTAGAGATTTCTACAATCTCAGTTTCATAAGAAAATAATTGTTCATTTAATCCATCTACTTTAGAATTAACTTCAGTTTGGCGAATAATAGCTTGGTCTAATTGTTTTTCAAGTGCTTTACGAGTAGCTGAGGATGTAGTAGTAATTAGATTGCCTTCTTTATCTTTATATTGGATTACGTTATTAGCTAAACCAGCTCTCAAGTCAGCTACAGCACTATTTATAGTGTTTTTTTCATTATTATAGACATCTAACTGTTCCTTAATATTATTTCTTTTAGTTTCTATTAAAGCAATTTGAGCATCTATAGTTCCGGCCTTTGAAGCTGTTTCTTGATATGCTGATGATAAAAAGCCATAAATACCCATTGAAGTAATTAATACTAATACTACAGCTGCCGTAGTTAAATAATATTTTAGTAAACGTGGGAGTGTTTCACGATATTGATATAATAAAGAAGCTATAACTAATTTAGCTACTTCTAATGAAGTAGCCATAATAATTACAGCTAAAGTAGCACCTGCAAAGAGTTTACTAAGGCCGCTAACTGAATAGAAAGCGGCCGAAGTAGAAACTGACAGGGCGGAGATCGCGATTAATAGGGGAAATAATTTATTTTTTAGATTCTTCATCTTTAAATCTTATACCTTTGTGTCCATCAATTCTATCAAGGATAGAATTCAACAAACTAGCCTTAATGTATCCAGCCATAGATGCGTTTTTAAGCGCACTTATAAGTTGGAATACCATGAAAGGTACAATAATAACTTCGCTAAGCCAATTTGTTCCCTCAAATCCTTGCTCAACAATTAAAATTACTGTTAAGAAAGCAACCCAAACTACTGCACTTCGTAAAACGTGCAATGCTCTAAAAGTTTTAAATCCTTCTCTTTTAGTACCTGCTATAATGCCGAATATGCCATCTAAAAATAATACACTAACAATGGCTAAATATTGGCCAGAGTTTGACATAGTTAAGTCCATAAAATATGAACAAATAAAAGCTAGAGATGCGGACACAGAGGTTATTGTTAATAATGGGGTAGTTAGTTTCATTGATTTAGGCCTTGTATAGTTCGTAATAGGTCTTTCCAGCTGAGTTTCTTTTAGCTTGGAGAATTTGACCCCTTTGTGAACCTAACGTAGAATAGGAAACATGCACCCAATCTGGGTTTTTATCGTTACCAAATTCCCAAATTAGTTGATCAAAGGGAAGATTATTTTTAATAAAATTAAAAATTTCAAAATTTTCAGGACCTCCTTTTCCATCCATATCAATGTCCATAGCTTCACCTTTACAATGTTGTGAAGTTTTAGAGCCTTTAATAGCTTTATTTAATGCTTCACTTCTGTAGCCTGATGAAATCCAAATAGGTTTTGCGAAATGCTCACGAATTGGCTGGAATATATTTTCAGCCAATACCTTCATTGAAGCCAAATGTGCTTCAGTAGGTTGATTACTAATCCCTAACCTTTTTGCGGTTTGGGAATTAGTCATTTCCAACAAAGACAAATTTTTAGATAACTGCATAGGTTAATAGGAAAATTTTGTTTATAAATATTAAAAAGGGGCCCCAAACGAGACCCCCTTTATATAAAATCAAAAGGATTTTCTTATTTTTTAAATAAACCTTTTACTAAATCCCAATTACGCGTAGCAAATACACCAAATGCGAATCCAGCATAAACCTTGTAACCAAAAGTCCAAAGAAATAATCCAACGATTAAACCTAATACACCTTCAATACCATTAGCTACTACCCAATTTTTAACAATTGTATAGATTTTTTTAATAAAGTCTAATACTTTTTTCATAATAATATAATTTTGATTATCCATTATACATATTATTCCTATCCATCACAAGCAATACAATCTACTGTTCTAGATCCTAAATCACCTTTAATCACGGAATCTGTGCGAAGATAGTATAGAGTTTTAACACCTAACTTCCAAGCTTCCATATGTACTTGGTTAATCCATCTTGGAGAATCAGTTGGGTCAAATGCTAAATTTAACGATTGTGTTTGATCAATATAACGTTGACGGGCAGCTGCCTGTTGAACTAGACCTAATTGGTTAATTTCTGGGAAGGTTAAGAATACTTCTTTTTCATCCTCAGTTAACACATCACTAGGTAGATTAGCAACTGAACCATTGTCTGCTAAGATTTGATCCCAGTATTTGTTTTGGTTTTTACCTTTAGCTTCTAATACTTTTTCTAACTCTGGGTTTTTAACAATAAATGTTCCTTTAGCACCATTAAATACGTAAACGTTTGCTGGTTGAGGTTCAATACCTGCTGAACAGCTATTAATACGTGAGTTTGATACTGTAGGGGCAATGGCTAGCAAGTGTGTATTACGCATACCTGTTCCTTTACACCAAAGTGGTTCACCGTATTCAAATGCCATTTTGCGTGAAGCTGCTTCGGCTTGAGTTTTAATTTGACTAAAGATGGTATGGGTCCAAGCTGTTGAAGCAATTGAGTTAAATGGTAAATTCTTTTGTTGTAAGAAAGTATGCCAACCCATTACCCCTAAACCTAATGCTCTACCTTTTTTAGCTGAGCGATGTGAGCGGATCATAGAATCTTTACCATTGGTTTTAACAATAAATTCTTCCATTACACCATCTAAAAAGTAGGTAGCAATTTCAACTACATCTGTGTCTTTCCATTCATCATACTTAGCTAGGTTAAGTGAAGACAAACAACAGATAAATGAGTGTTCCTCGTCTGTATGAAGTGTGATTTCAGTACAGATATTAGTCATTGAAACATCTAAATTATTCATTCTATATGCTAAAGGATTATCTTTATTGATATTGTCCTTAAACATTACATAGGGTTCTCCGGTTTCTACGCGGGATTTAAGTATTTCAAGCCATAAACCCATAGCCTCGCTGTCGCGATCATTTAGGCGCTTCATAAACGCGTCATCTACAACTACACATTGGTGGAGATTCAAACATTGTCTGTTTGGATCACCCTTAGGACGACGAATTTGTAAAAATTCTTTAATATCAGGGTGGTTGATATCTAAGTTTACTGAGGCGGCTCCTCTACGTACTGAACCTTGGTTAGTAGCAATAATTGTAGAATCGTAAATTTTAGCCCAAGGTACTACACCTTCACTTTTTCCGTTTCCTGTAATGTGAGCTCCTCTTCCTCTAATTCTGCTAAGTGAGATTCCAACTCCACCTCCATATGAAGTAAGTCGCATGAGCTCGGCATTAGTAAGTCCGATACCTCTAATTGAGTCTGGTGTATCGATGCCAAAACAAGAAATAGGTAAACCCCTGTCAGTGCCAGTATTGCTAAGAACAGGGCTAGCCAAACCAATCCATCCATTCCAAATGTATTTAAAAAATTTATTTTCTAGATCTGGGCGATTTAGACGCATCGCAACAGCGTGTGCTACTCTTTTATAAGCTTTACGAGGTGTTTCTCCAGGTAGTAAATAACCTTTTGAAATTGTAGACAAAGCTACATCATCCATGTATTCAGGAAAGTCTTTACCACGTTCCCAAGTTGTGTAATCTGCTACTAAATTATTATCCATTATTTATTTATTGTTAAATCTCCTGTGTATGTTAAATATGCGTCTGTAGGTTCAAAATATAGATTAGCTACATAAAAGTAAACTCCATCTGAAACATCTAATTTGCCACCAAAATCATTTTTATAATCATTGGTATAATATACGACATTTCCCCAACGATTCAAAATTGTAAGTTCAATTTGGGTAAATAATTCACCCTCTTGGATTATAAAATAATCATTAATTCCATCTTCATTAGGGGTTATTACATTAGGAAAAATTGGAGTTGGAGTTTCAATTGTTGGTTGTGGGATAGGTTCTCCACCATAAGGAATATCTGGTAGTTCTCCAGGAGGTGGTGGTTCAGGGCAAGGGCCTACTTTAACTAAAATAGTATCGAATTCAGTCATTGGGATCCCACACTTATTTACTAATGTATTTCCATCATTACCTTTTTTACTATATAAGTAATAATCACCTTCTTGACTAAAGGGGAATAACATATTAACTACAACTGAATCTGTTTCTAAATTAACATCTAAAGCGGACCAAATTGATTGAATAGCTTCAGGTTGATTAGTCATAGTATTAGTCATCCTAAAATCAATATCATTAATAGATGTTCCATCTAAATTGATATGAAACTTTAAAGCAAAAGTGCTATCAGCACAATCAACCTCTACATAAGGAAAACCAGTAACAGTATCAATAGGATAAGTAGATGAATCATATTGAACTCCACTCATTGCTGATGGGTTACAAAGTGCTGAGATTGAAATCATCATATCTCGTGAGGCACTACCTACTTTAAACCAATATCCCCAAGTAGAATCGTATCTATATTCCTCTACTAAAACAGATAAAACATCAATTTCTTGGTTTGTAGGTAAAAATGAAATTAAACCTGTGTTAGGGTTTAAATTAAAGTAAGTTGAAGTTACAGGTTGTTGAGCCGTCCACCCAGCATCAAATGGAATATCTGTTTGGTTAGGGTATGCATTTTCTCTACAGTTAATAAGCGAATATACAACTGAATCGCCATCTGCTTCGATTGTAGTTTGTTTCCAATTAAATGGGTTACCAACACAAAATGCTCTTACAGGTTCAGATACGAATATTGGGGATGAATTTTGTCCCTGTGAAGCATTATCTAATAAAGCATCAAAATAAAATCCATCATTTCCATTTCCATTTGAGGTATTAATGTTCGTTATACCACCAGGTCTACAACAATTCGAATACCAAAATCTATAAGTAGAACAGTTACCAGGTAATGTTACATACCCAATATATTGGTATACTTCCAACGTTTTAGTTGATGGGCCTGGAGTGACACAATCAAATAAAGTAGGAGATACAATACCTGAACCTGCGACTAATGTCATAGGGACATTTATATTAGAATAACAATTAGAACTCACTGTTACTGTTTCAGTAGCAGGCATTCCAATACCACTCACATCTCTATAAACACGTAAAATTACTTTATACTGTCTAGCTATACCTGTTGAATCACCAATATAACAATATTGGATGTCACCCCCAGAGAGGTGACTTCCAAACATCGAAAATGTTGATAATAATAGGGCTATTAAAAAATACTTTCGTCCCATGTTAAATGACCTTTTGAATAATTAGTTACACGATTAGCAAAAAAATCAGTATGTTGTTTACCAGCAGATAAGTGGTCAAACCATTTCATACGTTCTACGGCTGTCATATCAATGTTACCAACAATTCCTTTATAACCTAAGTCTCCTAATTTAGCATTAACTCGGTTTTTAATAAAATGTTCTAGATCATATTGTGAACAACCTTCTAAATCACCTAACGAATAGCATTTTCTAATAAAATCTAATTCAAGTTGTAGTGATAGTAAAGCAGCTTCATTAATAGCAGCTTCTAGTTCTGGGGTTTTAAGTTCTGGGTTTTCTTCTATTAATGTTCTGAAGAGCCAGCATCCAGCTTCGGAATGGAGGGATTCGTCTCTAATAGACCATTCAACAATTTGACCCACACCCTTAAGCTTGTTTCGCATCTTAAAAGATAAGAGAACGGCAAAGGAACTGAATAGGTTAACTCCCTCGGTAAATGCGGAGAATATGGCAAGGGATTTAGCAATTTCATGCAAATCTTTTTCGCCATTAAAACTATCCCTAACAGCAGTAAGGTTTTCAATTTTAGCCATCGTAGCCTCATCTTCCATAAATTCGGCGAAGTTTTCAAGTCCAAGTGTTTCATTTAATAGTGAATAAGCTTCAGCGTGGATTGTTTCAAATGCTCCAAATGTTGTAGCCATCATAATAACCTCGGGTTTTCTAAACCACTTAGTCACTAATCCTGACCAATAATCATTTACAACTGTTTCTGTTTGAGCAAATCCTTTAAGGATAGAACCAATAATATTTTTTTCAGTTTCATTTAAATTTGAATTCCAATCTGTTAAATCGGACATCATAGGAACTTCAGTGTGGAGCCAGTGAGCTTGTTGTTGCTTTAACCAGTAATCTGCAGCTTCTTGATACTCGAATGGTTTGTAGACAATACGTTCTTGCAAAAGATTTTTCTTTGCCATTAGTTTAATTAATTAAAATTAGGAATTCAATAAATGTTTGTTCATAGCAAGCTGGTTGCGTTCAGCCATGCTAAAATTGTCCTTGATAGGACTTGAATCAGTAGTAGATTCTTGTGGTCCCAAATCGGCTAGATTATTATACTCTTCATCGCTAATAATAGTATATTGACCTATAGCAATATTAATAGAAGCGTTAAAGGTTAATCCATCCATTCCGTATCGGTTTTTCATAATGTGGAGTTTACCAACCCCAGTTTGTTTATCTTTAGCACGACGACTAATTGATGCTGCGAAATCTGTAATCATCATTTTGTCATAAGAGCCCGCCGCTTTATGTCCTTCAATGACTTCATCTAAAGCGCCTTGTCTATTAACTTGTGACGCAGACCAAATCGGGATATCAAGCTCGCGGGCTAATCCTTTCGTGCTTGTATAAATATCATCAATTTCTTCCTTACGTTCCTTAGATGACTTTTTAGAGCGAAGAAGGTCAACATAATCAATAACTACTAAATCAATCTTAGTTCCTAAATCCCCACATTTTTGTATATGAGATTCGATAGTTGATATAGTAGCTTTACCGGGAGGAAAACCTTTAATAACGAGATTCCCAGGTAACTTAGTCATAGTTGCTTCAACCTTATCTTTATGCATCGTAATTTCATTAGCTGGGATTTGGGTGAAGTAAGCATCAAAACGACGACCTACATAATCTTCACCTAATTCAAGAGTATAATAAACTACATTAAAACCTAGTTTAACAGCTTGACCTGCTAGAGCAACGAGCGACCAAGACTTTCCAGCTCCTGGGCCACCAAAAATAAGACCAAAATCGCCATTTCCAAGTCCACCCTGTAGTAATTCATTAAATTCACTCCAGGGAGTTGGGATAGTAATTCGGTGTTCTTCGCGATAACGTGTTTCAAAATCTTTAAGATATTCATGTCCAATATTTTTATCCATCCCTGCTTTAAGGGCACTATCAATTAAACCTCGAATTGAATCATAATCCTCAGCTTTGAGTAAATCAACACTATTAAGCAATGCTTTTTTTAGTTGTTGGTTTTTACAAAATGCTGAGAATTCGGATTCAATATATTCTGAGTCTGAGGAGGTAATTTTATATGCTTCTCTAAGTTGCTCGCGAATTGAGACTTTTAGAACATCATTAGTAACCTTTTCATATTCAGATTTTAACACCTCAGGAGTAGGTGTTGTATGGTAATTATCATAATATTTAAGAATATTATCAATAATCCACTTATGTGCTTGGTTATCAAAGAAACTAGATTCTAAGATATCGTGAATGTTTATTAGAAACTCTTTACGCTCTAAAAGAGAATGAATCACTTTTATTTGGAACGTGGGGCCATATTTATTTAAATCACTTAGAGTCATCTACAAAACTATTTAATGTTCGAAACTGATTGTTAACCCAGAACTCTGGGTTTTTGATTAGATGGCGCAAACCATCTTCTTGGTAGAATTTAAGAAACATTTTAGCATTTAGCACGGGAGCTTTTTCTTCAATTTGCTCTTCTATGTATTGCTTTTCTAAGTTATCCATCATCGGTTTATGTAAATCCATAATTTGATAATTTTTTCTTAGGTTACTTTCTTCAAATACTACTCTTGAATATATGACATTTTCCTTGTATTTCCCAGCACTAATTTCTAAAATATCATCTAAGGTAAGTTTTCGTTCATTCAATTCAGGAAATAGTTTATGTAATTTTTTGATACCTAAACCTTTGATTCCTGGAATTTTATCTGAAGCATCACCCATTAGTACCTTATACAGAATAAAGTTTTCAGGTAATACACCAAATTTTTCTCTTACAGTATCAGGTGTATAATAATCCTTTTCAATAGGACGATATACACAAATTTTATTGCTTGTCAATTGAATAAAATCCTTATCGCTT